GACGATATTCTTAACCGCTTCAACGAGGTGTTGGTGCTCGGCGGCAACCGGGCAGGGAAAACCGAGTGGGCAGCCAAACGTGTGGCTCAAGCGTTTGTTGGGATGGATCTCGTTGGCAACATGCCTGCGTGGCTGAAGGAACGCAGCCAGAAACGTGGCCTGAACATCTGGTGCCTGCATACGACTCACATGACCAGTGTCGCGATGCAACAGAACGTCTTTCACAAATATCTGCCAAAGGAACTGAAGGAAGCTAGGCGCACCTCGTCTATTCAGCTTAGTTGGTCGCAGAAGAACGGTTTCACTGACAACACGGCGGTCTATCAGAAGAACCAGATTTGGTTCCTCAACTACAGTCAGGACATCAAGGTGGTCGAAGGTGGCGAAGTGGACATCGTCTGGTGCGACGAGTTGGTCCCTCAAGATTGGCTGGAAACACTCCGGTATCGTTTGGTGACCCGGTCAGGAAAGCTGCTGGTCACGTTTACGCCGATCCTTGGGTACACCCAGGTGGTGAAGGAATTCATCACGACCGCCAAGGTGACCGAGTACAAGGCAGCCGAGCTTTTGCCGGAGAACAACGTCATCGGTGTGCCCAAGGGTCACATGCCCTATAAGGCGGAAGGGATCTACGGCAAGCACGGGGTGGTCTGGTTTCACTCGAAGCTCAACCCGTACAACAACTGGGAACGGATGAAGCAAACGCTTCGAGGCCGGAGCAGTCACGACATCAAGATTCGTGCTTACGGTTGGGCGGATCAGACAGCCGGAAGTCAGTTCCCGATGTTTGGGGACGTAAACATCTTCAAGGACCCGGTGTCCAAGGTTGCGCCTGAGGGAACGAATTACATGGTCGCTGATCCTGCCGGAGCACGAAACTGGTTCATGCTTTGGGCAAGAGTCGATGCTCACGGGATCATCTGGGTATATCGGGAATGGCCGGATCAGAGTTACGGCGAATGGGCGTTGCCGTCAGAGCGCCCCGACGGAAAGCCTGGACCGGCACAACGCAGCGGAGCTGGCAGGGGTGTCAACGAGTACACTGAACTTGTCTGGTCACTTGAGACACACAAAGACAACGTCGAAGAGATTGCTGAACGTTACATCGACCCTCGAAGCGCAGGCTCAGAGGTCACAACCAAAGAAGGTGGCGTTACGTTGCTCGACCTGATTGCTGGTGCCAGTAACCCCCTGCACTTTCTTCCGGCAGCAGGTGTGAGCGTGGACGAACGGGTACTGGTGATCAACGATCTACTCTGTTACGACCGGGATCTGCCGATTGAGATTGGCAAGAATCATCCGAAACTGATGATCCACGAGAGTTGTCAGAACCTGATTTACAGCATGCGGGAGTGGACCGGTGCAGATGGCCAGAAGGGAGCCAGCAAAGATCCTATCGACGCCTTGGGGTATCTGACGATTATGCAGCCTCAACACTACGGCGGCGAAAGCTGGAAGAAACAGATGGCTGCCATGTCCAAATGTGGTTCCTATTGACCATTAGCATAGATTGACGTAATTTGACGTAAAGTATGTATTCGCCTTCTTCTGATCCTTTGGCAATTGCTACCAGCGTTCCTGATGTTGGTGATTTGTTGAGCGAATACAACCGGGCAATGATCAACTCGACTCAGGGCAACCTGACGACGAAGTTCGATGACATCCGTTTTGCCCGCTGGGCAGGCCAGAGTGAAGACGGCAAGAAACACAGTAATCTTCGCAACGATGGAGACCCAGCGTGGCCCTTTGAAGGTGCAAGCGACGTTCGTAACCGCCTGATCGACAGCACCTGTAACGAGCTTTCTGCATTGCTCGTGACTGCGTTTGAACGTGCGACGATTCGTGCGAGTGAGACGGAACTTAACGACACGTCGATCTCCGGTGTTGCGACGACGTTGCTGCATTGGGTGCGCGACAATAAGATGCCTTTGGAGCTTCGTCGTGAGGCGGAACTTGGGGCGCAGTACGCTTTCCAGTACGGTTGGACGGCTTTCTTTGTCGGCTGGAGACAGAACATCAGCAAGCGGTCGCAGCCTATCTCCATGCAGGAGATTTTGGCTTTGGCGCAGCAATCGGGCAGCCCGACCCTGATGCAACTGCCTCAGTTGATCGCTGATCAGGCAGAAGAAGCTGCATTGATTTTGCAGGCTTCTACCCCTGGACTCACGCTGCAAGAGGCCAAGCGCATGGTCCGTGAGTTGTCTGAAACGGGGATGACAACTCGGGACGAAGAGTACGTCAGCAAGAATCTGCCTGAGATCATTGCGCTGAAACCCTGGGACGAAGTGCTTTTCCCGCCTGAAACGTCGGATTTGCAGCGTTCACGGGTGATTTTCCGTCGGACATGGATGTCTGAGGTGGAGATCCGTGAAAAAATCACGACTGAAGGGTGGAACAAGGATTGGGTGGAACTTGCCGTACAGATGGCTGGCAAAAGCAGCACCCTGTACAACACGAACATCCTGCCGAGTACGGAACTGCTCGTGTACAACGGGGTCAATTACCAGAACATGATCGAGGTGGTGTACTGCTACACCAAGAGCCTCGACGGTACGGCTCCGTGCATCTACTACACGGTCATCTGTCCGCAGGCTGCTGTCGATCACCGCAACGATCCGATCTCATATGCCATCCATGAAAGGCTCGATTACGCGCATGGAGAGTATCCTTTTGTGGAGTTTCGTCGTGAGTGCATTCGTCGGGCTATTTTTGACACGCGCGGAGTACCGGAACTTGCGTCCACCGACCAAGACGAAGTCAAAGCCCAACACGACTCGATCCGGGATCACACCGCGTTCTCGACGCTCCCTCCCATCAAGGTCGTCAAACGAATCGGAGCCATCAACAAGATCGGACCCGGTGTTTCTCTGCCGGTGGTCAGTCCGACCGACTACACGTTCATGGACCCGCCAGCTCGTCAGCCCACCGTGGCGTTCGAGTTGATCCAACGCGTTGAAGCCAGTCACGCTGCTTACTTTGGGACGGTCAATTCTACTGTTGACCCTCGAAAGACGCAGTTGCTCCAGCAGATGTTGGTCAATACTTGGCTGCTGACCTGGCGCACGATCTTTCGGCAGATGTTCAGCCTGTGCTGCCAGTACATGAGTCCTGCTGAGATCCAACGGATCACGGGCGGTCAACTGCCGCAGAACTTGTCTGCCATCCACAACGAGTTTGATCTGACCGTTAAGTTCGACGTCAACGATCTGGACAAGGAGTACATCGCTCAAAAGATCGACTTCCTGACCAAGGTGGCTCAGCTTGACTCGGGCGGCGTGCTTAACCGGAACAAGCTCACCGAAATGATGATTCGTGCGGTTGCGCCTGAGATGGCTCAGGAGTTGATCCTCAATCCGCAGGATGCCAGCCGTCAGATGTTTAAGGACGTGCAGAGTGACATTGCGCTGATGCTGTTGGGCAATGAAGCCCTGTATCAGGAGAACGATCCTGCTGCTCAGACAAAACTCCAGTACGCGCAGCAGATCATTCAGGCTAACCCGAAAGCGCAGTCTGCACTGCAACAGGATCAGAACTTCCAAGCGTTGTTCCAGAACTACATCAAGAGCTTGCAAATGAGTGTTATGCAGCAGCAGAACGCGCAGATTGGCCGGATTGGTGTGACGCCGGTAAGCCAACAGCAATAACATGACAGACGATCAAAAGAACGCCTTTGGGTTCAGCGGCAAGAACGGCACTTGGACGGAAGTCATCAAGCTAATCGAAGCTATGCAGCAACAGCAGTGGATTGCTGCTGTTAGTCGAGACATGAAGGGCGAAGATCGCATCCACGCATGTGGTTCTGTGGACGGAATCAACCTTGTTTTGTCTACGCTTATACAATTTAGACAGGATGCTAGGAAACTTAATGGCTTGACACCTGACGAAGATTTGGCATAACGCCAACAACGGGCTGACCAGCGTTACTGGTCTGAAACGATAAAGGGCTTGCTGCCTTACCAGCATGGAAAACACAAACACACAGCCTGATTCCGGGAGTCAGGAGGGAGCAAATTTACCCGTTGCAGACAACCTCGGTAAGTTCGATGAGCGGAGTCTAACAGACTTCATCAAGAACAACTTCCTTGACGAGGAAGGGGCGGCTCCAGCCAAAGAGGAGCGGCAGACCGAGTCCGAGACTGAAGAGCCAACTACCGAGGAATCCTCGGAGGTTGAGTCTGAAGTTCAAGACGAAGTCGATCAGTCCAACGAAGACGAAGAAGACAGTAGTCAGTTGAGTCGAGGCGTGCAGAAGCGCATCAACAAGTTAGTTGCTGCGAAGAAAGCCGCTCAGGCAAAGCTGCAAGAGCAAGAAGCAAGACTGGCTGCAATGCAGCGGGAACTAGAGGCCAATAGGTCTTTGGCAACCCAAGCAAAACAGCAATCAGTGTCCAACGAGATCGAGGCTATTGGCTCAATCCCTGAGGTTGAGGCAGAGTACAAGAGAGCGGTGGACGTGATTATGTGGTGCGAAGAAAACCCGGACGGAGGAGAAATCCAAGGCCCGGACGGTCA